TCGGGACATCATGGCGTCCTGCACCTCTTGTACAGCACCAAACGATGGGTCTAGTTGGGGCAGACCGGAGAAGTCCAGCGGCTTGCTGATGGTATCTTGGGCGTTGCCCAGCAACCCAGAAGCTGTCTTATCGAACTGGCTCTGGATACCCCTTTGGGCGTCCAAGTGTGCCTGCTCAGCCGGGTTCAACGATATGTTGTTCGTCCAGTTCTCACTCTGGTAGTCTTCAAGCTCCGGTCGGGGAGCAGAATTGGTTGTAGCCCCCGTCCAATGCCCCTCTGTTGAAGGGGCCATATACCCATCCCCTTCACGCCCGTAAGAACCAACCCAGCCCCCTGCTGAACCGGGGACCCAAGTACCCTGCGTATTGCCCGCTTCCCAAGCTTTAAGTGCTTGGTCGTAAGCAGATTGGTCGGTTATAGGGGTGTTTGTCCACGACGAAGTGCCCCAAGGGGTTACCTGATTTGGGCGATTGGCTGTAGTCTGCAGATCAAGCATCTTCCGCTGGTCTTCAGCGGTCATCTTGGCCAGCTCAGTGTAGTCAGGCGCTGGTGGTGGATCGGATTTCTTGCCCATGTGCTTTCCTCTTTAGGAATCGGCACTCCCTACGTTCCATGACCATTACGATCAGCGAACCGTCTGGGTGGGCACCCGGTAAATCTAAGACTGTACGAAACCCCAAGTGAGTATTGAATTTAATGGCCTGGGTATTCCCAGATGGGAGCAACCCCAAAACCATATTCAATTTACACACGTTGAACGGGTAATCAAATGCAGCGAACAAGAGGTCTCTGGTTACCCAATTACCATCCCCTGCGCTGTGCATTTGGGCACTCGCTCCGTTGAATCCATCGTAGCCAACGACCCCGATTATACCCCCTTCGGCGCTCAGGTTACCTATACAACGTAAATTAGGACTAGGGGTTAACCCTATACGGTTGCACAACCAAGTCCCAAGAGTATCTTGGCGCTCAGTTACTATCACAGTACAGACCTTCCAATCTTGTAACTGTAATCAGTGCTGTGCATGGCTATGCGAAGCGCTGCGGCAACTCCAACCCCATCAGCTTGGTTCCACTGACGGTCTGTACCAAGACTACCCGACCAAACGCCCACCCCCCAGATAGCGGTTCCCCATAGGGAACCAGAGTTATCCGGTGGCGGCGGTGTCGGGGTTTCGATACTGGCAGTGATGAAATCGTAGTCAATTCGAGAATTGTATCCGATGGCGATATTTGTAATGAAGTTTGGTCGGTACATTCCGATCTGCTTCTGTACGCTTTGGGCATCAAGGTAGCTGTACGCCTGTTGGCATTCGCAAACCACGTCTGTACCGTTTGTGCCCGACAAGTCAACGCCGTCTTGTCCGCCGTACCAGGCTTGGTATACTGTACCGTCATAGTTGCCGAAATACAGCAGGTTGTCAAACACAACCATGCTCGCAGCGTCCATGCCGGTGAACTGAGTCCATGGCTCTTCTGGCATCAGCTGGTTTGAGGCAAACTGTATATTCCCCTCGTCAAGAACAGACGGTACGTTGACGATAAGCATGTTGTAGGGTGCAGCGTATATAAGTTGCCACCCAGGAAGGTCAGAGAATGACTCAACTGCGTAAGATATGAGCAGTTGAATCTTGTCGCTCTTGAGGATACCTCTGGATTCGTTGACCTTGGTCGATACGAGCAAGTTGGTAAGTGATACCACACCACGTTGGGTTATGAGTACCATGTCCCCACCGACCTTGCAAAACGATCGGTGTCCGCTAACGGGAGGAAGTATACCCCCACCAAAGCCCATTTTGTAGAATCGCTGGGGTCAGTTCCAGCGTATACGGCCACCTCACCTGCGGAGGAGACAGCAACAAGATGATCCTCTGCGCCGTTGCCGTCGTCAAGAGTCCATGTTGACAAGTACTGTAGATACCCACCACGGCTGAATAGTGGACCAAAGTCAAACGCGACGAAAGTACCTTGGATTGCCCCCACTGGGAGGTAGTATCCGACTGAAGAGCCGTTTACAACGGCCCAGAGGCGACCCTGGTGGACCGTCAACTGAATAGCGTCTTGGGGGTCAATACCTGCCCACGTATTCGCAACAATACCGTCCCCAGCAACGATACGGTACACCCCTGCTGCGCGATAGCCAATGGCATCGTCCGTACCGTTCACCGCAATCAGGAACGACCCGCCAGAGTTGGATATTGATGTAGACTGCCATACTGAGCTGGCAAGCGTGGTGACTATAGCAGCCCCTACAGCCCCAGACGAGCTGACGTCGTACATGTCCGCTCCGGCCCATCCGAACATCTTGGAGGTACCATCTGCCCCGTTCCAAACCGCAAGGGAGTCAACTTGAGTTGTAAGCCCAGTAACGTGCTCCCGATACCCTTTGCGTACGCTGCACCCATAAGGCTGAGGCCAAAAGTTGCGCATAATGACCGCATCGGTCGGTGGCATAGCCGCAAGAGAATCGCGTGCGTTCAGACCACCTACTGGGGCCGGAACTGTAGAGACTCTATTGGCTGGGGGTCGAGTCTTGGGGACAAACATTACGGTCCCCCGAACACGTTCCAAGAGCCGTCTGGAACAGACCAAGGTCCCACCAACTGAGTAGTATTGACCCGAGCCAGGGACAGAATTGGGGCACCTACGTCCTTGCCGGTGAGAGAGTTGAACACCCGCAGGAAGTCGCTCTGTGTCGCAGTGGTATCGAATCCCTTGAGTTCGTAGAACTTCATCTTGGTATACTTGACCAAGAGCCAAGGGTTGTATTTCAGCAAGTCAGTATCGAGGGCGATCATGTCTGCAGGAGTATCTTGCGACGCACCGCCAAGAATCCAATTCTTGGAGATATACTCCATAGACAAGTTGAGCGGGGAGTGACCAACAGCCGGGACAGGCCAAATCCAGAACTTGTTGTCATACACCCTGAAGCGGGTACGGGGCGCAGACGCGATCAAACCGCCCTTGAGCCAAGCCCACTCCTGAGCAGACTTCGGCCCGAGCAACGGCCAATGGTTGGTACGATCCCACTGAGTTTGGTCAGTGAAATAGTTGTAGTCATCCGGCAGATCGTAAGACCCTTGGGAGTCAACCGTGTTGAAAGTCAGCTCGCCCTTGAACTGCTCCCAGGGGTAGTACAGCATCAATTCGTTGCCCGACGAATTCAGCAAAGCCAACAACTGAGTACTTTGGACATTGTCCGTAGCTACAACCGTGGTATACTGAGATAGGCCAAGCTCCCCGGCTATCTGGTTGATAATCCGAAGGGCTGACCAGTAGGGGGATGTAGCCACGATTACGCCCTACCAACCCAAATATCCGAGGGAACCAAGATACGGGGACCTACCCAAGAATACCGTTCGTCTCGCCAATCTCCTTCCCCAGGATTCCTGGGTATATACCCTGTCTTCTCGTAAGAGAAGGGGGCGGCAGACTTTACATTAGTAACAAACCATTCTGGCGCAGTTATAGGTATGCTGTCGATTGAAGATGTCCAATCGTAGTTAACCACGCAGCTGTTAAAGGGGTCTTGGGCAAATGCTGCGGGCTTCCCCGAGCCGTTGAATAGAAAATTTCCGGAAGATGCCCCCGTTGCAATTGCGCTGGTCTTTATACGGAACGCCCCAGTTGCTGCCGCAGCGTTGTTTAGGGCAAATGGTCTATTGCGGGCATAGGCAAACGAGTATTGATAGTCGTAATCGGTGTCCGTCCTTTGATCGTTAACTATAGTAGCTATCTCATCTATTACAGAATCGTAAATCTGAATGATACTCTTTCCAGTAGAGCCCGCAGAATTTTGAAAGACCTCTCCGTTTGAGGCCATCATAACTCGGCATCTATCTAATTTGACCGTACCACGACCTATGAAGCCGATCCGCCCACCCGTTATTCCCGGAGTATGGTCTAAGTATCCAATTCTGGAATCTTGAAAAGTTATATTCGAATCCCCAGCTACCGCGCTGTTATTTATAAATCCACCCCCAGTGGTTACGGAGGCTCCCAAACTTAGGTAATCGGCAAGCACTCTAAGATGCTGAGTAGCTGTCCAACCCAACCAATATCCGTTGGTATTCCAAGCGAACGTACATCCCCTTAAATCAAGCTCTAAAGGTAGTGACGAGTCTCCGGGTATTGCATTGGCGTTCCACGCCAATGACGTTAGCGCGCTCGTTTGCGTAAGAGCCGTATCAAGTACCTTTAGTCTACCCCCAGACGTCATACGACTTGCTGACATAGCGTAAGAAATTGAGGCCCAAGGAGTTCTAGGGCTATGTCCTTGCGGACCTATTGCGTCCAGAGCCGTTCCTGAAGAATTGGCTACATCTACCCAATATACGGGATGCAATATTTCCGGTTGTACGATAATTTTTGTTCCGTCCCACGCAATCTTATTATGAGGGGTATCCTCCAACACCCTAAATATGATGGTGTTTAGGGTGTTGGCCTTACCAACCACGTTATCGTAGGAGACCATGACTAAACCAGTATCCGGGTCGTACACTGGTCCGTAAGGTATGGATATAGAGTTTGGAACCTTTTGAATTTGCCCAGCAACTGCGAAATCTACACCGTCCAACGTAGTAAGAATTGGTACCGTAGTTGTCGTAAAAGTAGCGGTATCTGCTGCGGCAGGGAAAAATACAGTAGCGCCAGAATTCGTCTGTACGGCGTAGTACCCGCTGATAGATTGAGACTCGTCCGTAACTCCGTACACCCGCTTTAAGGTGGTACCCGAATGGTTTACGAAAAACACCCCGCTGTTTAGCTGACTCTCAACTTGGAAGGGGCTTGCGTCAGAAAAGTAGTATACCCCACTACTAAGAAAGGAAAATTGAACTGGGCGCGTAGCTTGGCCACCGCTCAGTATTCTAACCCCGTAACCTGCCATGGACCGAAGCTGGGCAACCATGCTTGCGGAGGTATTGTAGATCGAAGAATTTGGCAGGTCTACGGTTTTGTCCCAAACAAGAACCCAAGATTGATCCCGGGCAACGGCACCTGAAGTACCGGAATTCCAACTATCGTAGTCCCCTGTACCTATCCAAAGTTCCCCAGTATACGGATTTATTTGGCAACAATGAATGTGCCTTATTTGTTGTTCCGAAGCCCCTACGTTCAAAGACCAAATTATTTGCCAAGCAGTAGACCCTTGGGCCAACTTAAGTATCCGAATTCTTTGACCCAGGGCTGTAGCGGTGGCTATGTACTCCCCAACGTATACGTCCCCGTTACTGTCAAAAGCTACGTTGTTTTTTGACAAAAGTCGGTAACCCACAGTGCCCCTAGCGTTACCCCCAATTCCTGTCGTAGGATTGTCCGCCCCTATATATAGCCAAGGTACAAACGTCGCAGTTACCCAATTGTCTTTGGTAACTACCTTGTACACTACATTATTAACTGAAGATGTACCCACCTCTACCAAAATAGAGTATTCGGACACCTTTACCACTTCCTGAATTTGATCCGTGCCGGATACGTTCGGAAACGCGGCCATGGTGATGGCGGAAGTAGCGTAAGTTGCCTTACTCACCTTAGATAACGTCAATCCTGAGCCGGCAACAATGCCTAGTAACCAATTAGTAGATACAGATAGTACCCTAAACCCCGTGATGTAATCAACTGGACGAACCGAGGGTGCCGAAACAAAGGTGGAGTATAGTCTGTCAGCTAGGGACTGAAGGGGCGCATTTCCCAGCTTTACGGGAAAATTTGGGTTACGGGTGGCGACAACGGAATTAGGTGAATCGGAGGACAGCACAACTGGGACAGAGTTGATTCCCGCGTCCGTAGATGGAAGTCCGATGCCTAGAGAAAATTTTGAAGCCATACACTCCCCCTTTATGCCTTCGTAGGCACCTTGTTGATTTTTGCCTCAAGAGCAGCCATGCCCTTCTTGAGGAGTTCAATTTCCTCGTCGCGGGAGCGCAACTCCTCCTGCATTTTCAGCATGGGAGCAGCGCCCTTGGCAGCATCGAGGAAGTTTTGAGCTTGACGTTTCAGTTCATGATGATTCATGAACTTGTTCGCAATGTTGTCCGGCATACCGGCAAGCTGCTCGACCGACTTGATGTTCACAGCCAGGAGTTCAGCGACCTGCGATCCAGTCAGCCAAGAGACGGAGCCCAAAGGGGTTCCACTCGTGGTCTGCTCAATACCCTTCTGGTACTGGCCCCACTGACGGCTGAACCGTTGCTGGTAGTTGTAGTCCGCGACGGACACGAGGGTGTCGCGAGAGCCGGGGGTATGGATGCGGATCATGTCCACATCGTCGAAGATGGGGCGACCCGCCTCCAAAGTCTTGTGGTGGTTCTGAACAACGTCGCGGTAAAACACGACAAACAGTTTCTTGTCCGATTCGGACTGCTGGTTCTGTTCAAAGTCCATTGCGAAATCAATATTGGGGCCGGCCATGTTGGTTCTCCGATTAAGGTGGGAATAGTCGGGCCCTGATTATCCCCAGGGCCCAGAAGGATTAGAGCGTGACGCCAACCGATGGGTAGGTCAAGATAGCATCGGAGTTGTTAGCTGTAGCGCCGCCAGTGGCGGTACCCAAGACAATACCGAATACTTGCTCACTACCTGCGGTTCCATCGTCGTCAAGACAACCGTTGGTTCCAGTGGTGTTCAACCGAGTCCCCTTAGCAGCCAACCCCAAAGTTCGGACAGTTCCTTTGCCGTAGATTTGGAACCATCCTGCGTCGTTGTCTGCGAGAGCTGCCATAGCAACCCCAACCCGAGAGCCTGGTCCTGCGGTTCCAGGAGTGGTAGCGGTAATGCTGATCAACTGGAAGTCGAATCCCGTTGTTTCAACGCACACGTAACCTGCCCCAGTGACCGCACCGTTGGCCCGACCCCAGACGAATTCCTGGTGGCCAAGCAGAGGGTCGTCATACCCTCCGATGTCGCCAAAGTTGTACGGCGAACCGTAATTGGTAATGTCAGCTGCTAAAGCAACTTGAGTCGGCTTGATACCGATAACTGTTTGTCCCATTTCGTTTCTCCTGAAGTTGGATTGAGTTCGATTACTCGAACATCTTTCCTTGGAACTGGAGTCCCGAGGAGGTGAAGTTGCCAGCCCAGGCCAGAATCTGGACAGCTGCGTCCTGATTGACCGAGTAGCGTTGACCAGGGGACAACGGAACCATGTTGCGCTGAGCGTGCGGGCGATAGTGCATGAACTTGGTGTTCAGGAAGTACGCCGTGCTGGCTGGAGTTGCTGAAACAGAGCCGCTTGCGCCGCCTGCTTGACCCCAGTTGATTTGCATACCACCGTCCAGGACCACGTCGGCGTCCATAAACTTCACCGAGACGAATCCCAACTTGGCGGTGTCCGTATCCGAGAAACGCTGGATGGCCTGCAGGGACGCCATGTAGAGACCCCAGTAGGTGTTGTCCAGCAAGATCAGGTCAGGACGATCCTTGCCGCGAACCAGACTGGCCCAGAGACGGTTGAAGTACGTCTGTATGTTCAGCGCGGTGGTGGCAGCGCCGCCAGTAGCGACAGCAGCGAACACCTGGTTGCGCCAGAAGTTCCACGTGGCACGATCAATGCCGCCGACAATGCCGGAAGTGGGGACCGAGATAACTTGCTTCAGCAGACCGTCAACCTGCTTGCCGCCGGCAGCGGTGCCGTCGGAGTACAGGCCAGAGGCGATCAGGTTGGACATCGAAGATTCGGCCACGTCGATGCGGGAGTCGAGCAAGTCGATGATCTGCTCTTTGCCGGCATTCTGCAGTTGCTCCAGACCGGAGATTGTCACGGGGCAAGCGGCTTGCTTGATCGTGTACTCGGCTGCGGATAGAACGTCCTGAGCGGCGATGGGCAGGGTTTCGTAACCACTATACCAGCCAGCGTTGCCGTTCGATGCGAACGACAGTTCCTGGAGAATGGTGTTGCCACCGGAGAACGTCTTGATGTTGCCACGGCTCTTGAGCCGCATCAGCAAGGCGTTGTTGGAAGTCACGTTGTCGGCGATCACGCCGGTACGCGACTGAATGGTCGTGGCGATGACGTCACTGACCGCGCTGTTTGGGAATGCCATTGAGTTTCTCCTTGACAGGTTCGCGTAGCCCAGTTGGGGCTACGTTGATTGGTTTATCACTAGTCTTGCTCTCGACTTGGACTACCTGGCTCCTTGCAACCGGCTTTACAAACCCTGGCCCCAGAATGCGGCGTATCATGGCTTTCATGACTACCTTCCTGTGGCAGCGTCAAACGCGGCTGCTATAGTGGCTCTCCTGTCGTCTGCAGATGGGGTACCAGAAGCCGTTGAGGTTGGGGCGCCTTTGGGGGAGATTCCAGCATTCTTGGCCTTCTGGGCCCGTGCGTTTGCCGCCAGAGCTGCTAGCCGTTTTGCTTCACTCGCCTTCTGTGCGGCCACTACGCCACTAACTTCAGGATTCATCGCAATAGCGCGATTATAGACCTGGTC